CCCGGCCGGCAACATCAAGCCGCACAAGGCGAAGAGCGGGGACAAGATCGACGGTGTGTCTGCCTTGGTGTCGCTCATCGCGGCCATGCACAGCAAGCCGCCGGGCAAGCGGAGCAAGTACGAAACGACGCAACTGGACGGTGCGTAGTGGGTGTAACACTGGCGATCGCTAAATGGGTGGCGAAGCGGGCCGCGAAGTACGCGGGCATCCACCCGCGCGACCCAGCGCTGGCATCGCTATGGGGCATGGGAACGGAGTCAACCGCCGGTGCCACTGTCACCGAACGAACCGCGCTAAACTGCTCGACCGTGTGGGCGGCCGTGAACGTGATCGCGGGGACCATCGCGGTGTTGCCCCACATCCCCTACAAGCGCATGGGGGACAAGGGTGACGGTCGCGAGCCGGCGGAGGGGCATCCGGCGTACCGGCTGTTGGTGGAGGAACCCAACCCGCGCATGACCCCGTTCGCGTTCGCGGAGACGTTGACGACTCACGCTCTCACATGGGGCAACGGGTACGCTCTGATCGACTCGCCCGGCGACGCTGGCGGGCGCCCCGTTGCCCTCTGGCCGATCACACCGGACCGCGTCCAACCCAAGCTGAAAGAGGAGCGGGACGGCTACGAACTGGACGGCGGGCCGGAGTGGGTCCCCGCGGAGAAGATGCTCCACGTTCACGGGCTGGGGTTCGACGGGCGACGCGGGTACGGTGTTGTGGACATGGCCCGTGAAGCGATCGGGCTCGCTGCCGCGGCAGAGAGCTTTGGTGGGAGCTTCTTCGGGCGCGGCGCTACCCCGAGCGGAGTAATCCGCCACCCGGGCGAACTGGGGCCGAAGGCCAAAGCGAACCTGCGCGAAGGGTGGCAACAGATTCATGGTGGGCTGAGTGGCGCGCACCGGGTGGCGATCCTCGATGAGGACATGGATTACAAGGCGATCGGGCTACCCCCGGAAGCCGCGCAGTTCCTCCAGACCCGCCAGTTCCAAGTGGTTGAAATCGCCCGGTGGTTCAACCTCCCGCCCCACTTGCTGCGCGACCTGACGCATGCCACCTATTCAAATATCGAACAGCAGGGCCTTGACTTCCTGATCTACACGCTCCTGCCCTGGCTCACCCGATGGCAGCAGGAGTGCAAGCGGAAGCTCTTCACCCCCGCGGAGCGTCGCCAGTATGTGCTTGACCACTCCGTAGGCGCGCTCCTGAAGGCGGACACCGCGGCCCGCTACGCTGCGTACAACGTCGGCCGCAACGGCGGGTGGCTTACCCTCAACGACATTCTTCGCGCCGAGAACCTTGACACGATGGACACGCCCGAGGGCGATGAGCGCTTGATGCCCGCGAACATGCTCGTGATCGGCAAGCAAGCCCCGGCCCCGACGGGAGACGCTCCCGATGATACGGCCCCCGTTCTCGACGGCGCGCCGGCTGCGGACGTCCAGGCCACCGCACTCAACGGGGCACAGGTGTTGGCGATGGTGGACATCACCGTCAAGGTCGCCAACGGTGAGCTACCCGCCTCGGCTGGGAAGGCACTGCTCACCGCCGCGTTCCCGGCGGTGAGCGAGGCACAGGTCAACGCGATCATCTCCGGGCTGGACGGATTCACGCCCGCCTTCCCGGGGCAACAGGGAGACGAACCATGAAATCCCCCGCCATCCTCGCCCGGGACACCCGGGTAGTCACGATGCCGATCGAACTTCGTGAGGCGGGCGGCGCGCCTGTACTCACGGGTGTCGCGGTTCGCTACGGCGATTGGAGCGAGCTACTGTACGGGGTCTTCCGCGAGAGGTTCCTCCCCGGCGCCTTTCGTGAGCATCTCGCTACCTCGCCGGATGTCATCGCGACAGTGAACCATGCGCCGGCTATGCTCCTCGCTCGCACAGCCGCAGGCACGTTGGCGCTGGCGGAGGATGACACCGGCGTGTCAGTAGAACTCACACCCCCGGATACGAGCTATGCCCGGGATTTGATTGTGTCCGTCAAGCGCGGCGACATACGCGGCATGTCGTTCATGTTCGACACGGACATGGGGGACGTGACGGCGGAGCGGTGGTACACGGGGGACGACGGCGTGCGTCGGCGTGATGTGAGTAAGGCGAGGCTCTACGAAGTGAGCTTCGTTAGCACCCCCGCCTACCCGACCACGGAAGCTGCGCTGCGATCGCTGAAGGTGTGGGATGCAACCCACGCGGCACGCAGTGACATTCGCAAGCGTCGGCTCGCAATGGCCGCGCGCGAGTAATCGCGCGGAGGGGCGGCGTATTCCTGATTGAGAAGACACACGCCCGCGGCGCTTGCCGCGCGCCAAGGGAGATATCATGCGCAAGCAGATCGAGGAACTCAGGGCGGCTCGCGCGAAGATGGTCGCGGAGGGCCGGGCCATCGTCGGTGTCGCGGAGAAGGAGGGCCGCGGGCTGAACGCCGAAGAGGAGTCGCGGTGGGATCGGTGCATGAAGGATGTGGACGACCACAAGGCGCGCATCGATCGGATGGAGCGGCAACTTGCCGCCGACGCCGAACCCGTCCCCGTCGTGCGCGCCCCCGAGCAACGCACTGCGACCGGCGACGATGGCGTGATCACGCTCCCCGACGGGCGGATTGCCCGCATCGTTCAGCCGGGTGAGTCGCGCCGGGTCATCGACCCGACCGTGGAGACTCGCCACGAGTGGGAGTCGCCCGAGCGGTTCGCCACTCGCCAGCGACGCTCCCGGCCGGAGTACACGGCCGCGGTCAACGCCTACTTCCAGCGCGGCGAGGGCGCGCTGCACGCGGCCATCGCGAGCCGCGCCATTCAGGCAGACAACGACATTGTCGGCGGCTACCTTGTGATGCCTCAGGCGTTCACCGACGGGCTCATCAAGTTCCTCGACGATGCCGTCTACATCCGGTCCAAGGCAACCAAGCTCACCTCCGGCGGCGCGCAGTCGCTCGGCTGCCCGTCCTTCGACACGGACATCAGCGACGCCGACTGGACATCGGAACTCGCGACCGGGAGCGAAGACTCCAGCATGCGGTTCGGGAAGAGAGAGCTCACCCCGCATCCCTTGGCCAAGCGCGTGAAGGCGAGCAACAAGATCCTACGCAACGCCCGCATCCCGGGTGGGGCGGAGGGGTTCGTCCGCGGCCGACTTGGCTACAAGTTCGGGACCACGGAGGAAGCGGCGTTCCTGACCGGCAACGGGTCCCAACAGCCGCTTGGCGTCTACACCGCGAGCACCCGGGGTATCTCCACCGGGCGCGACGTGGTGTGCGGTTCGTCCACGAACTTCACCGCCGATGGGCTGATTGACGTGAAGTATAGCCTCAAAGCCCAGTACCAATCCCAGGCGGAGTGGATGGTTCACCGCCAGGGCATGAAGCGCATCCGCAAACTGAAGGACGGCGACGGGCAATACCTGTGGTCGCCGGGGCTCGCCAGCAACGGCCCGGACACGATGCTCGACCGACCAGTGGTGCAGAGCGAGTTCAACCCCAGCACGTTCACCGCGAGCCAGTACGTGATCATCCTGGGCGTGTGGTCCTTCTACTGGATCGTGGACGGCGAGGACATCAGCGTGCAGCGGCTCAACGAACTGTACGCTGAGACGAATCAGACGGGCTTCATTGCCCGCCGGGAACTGGACGGCATGCCCGTGCTGGAAGAGGCATTCGCCCGGGGCATCCTGTCCGCGTAACCGAAGGGGACACGACAATGAACATGCATGCAAACTGCAAGGTGTCCCGCGTGATGAACGCGGTCGCCGCCGGCACTACCGATCAGAACAGCGCGTCCGTGGACATGGCCGATTTTGAGGGGGTGATCTTCCTCGCGGCCTTCGGCACGCTGACCGCCACGCAGGTCACCTCGCTCAAAGCCCAGCAGTCAAGCGACGATGGGTCCTCCGACGCTTTCGCCGATCTGGAGGGTACCAGCGTCGGGCCGCTTGCGGACGCGGATGGGAACAAGATGTTGGCACTCGACGTGTACCGGCCCCGCGAGCGGTACGTTCGCGCGACCATCGACAGGGGCACCGCAAACGCGGTGATCGACGGCATCGTTGCCATCCAGTACGGCGCTCGCAAGGCGCCCGTCACGCACAGTACGACGGTGTCCGCCAGCGAAGTGTCCGTCAGCCCGGCCGAAGGCACCGCGTAAGGAGTCACCATGTCGGCCGATCTGACCATGCCCGCGCAGGCTTGCCAGCGTCGCCAGGATGGCAACGCCGCGGTCCCGAGCGGGACCACGCTGGACATCGAATCCGGCGGCGCGCTGACCTTCAGCGGGGTCGCGTTTGACCCGTCTGCCGAAGTGGTCGCCGCTACGAACACGATCACCGCCGCGGAGTCGGGCAAGACGTTCTTCCTGAACCACGCGACGGAGTTCGTGTCCACGCTCCCGGCCCCCGCGCTGGGGCTGAACTACTCGTTCGTTGTCAGTGGGGCGCCGAGCGGGGCGAGCTACACGGTTGTCACGGACGGCAGTGCCAACGTCATCATCGGCCACATCCTCACCTCGCAGGACGCGGGCGGGTCTGCCGATAGCGAGACGAGCGGGGGCGACACCATCTCCTTCGTGGACAGCAAGGCTGTCGTGGGCGACCGGGTGGACGTGGTCAGCGACGGAACGTCGTGGTTCGCTCGCGGGTCGTCCAAGGTCTTTGACGCAATCACCATCACCACCGCGAGCTAAGGGGCGAGCATGGCGTTCGAATTATTTCAGTTGCTCGGCCGCGTGCGCAGGCTCATTGTGCCGACCTACGGTGAGGCGGATGAAAAGGTTCCCGCGATCAACGATCGCGCGGAGTTCATCGTGTCTCAGGGGCTTCCCGAGCGAACCGAATTGGTGCGACTGGGGAACTCGTGGTCGGCGCAGATCAAAGACGCCAACGCGTTCACTGCGCTCATCACCATCCCGACCACGCTCGCCGGGCTCGCTCTCCAGAACGGTGAGCCGTCCGGCGGAAAGAGTTACGTCATCGACCGTGTGTGGTGCAAGAACGTCACCACCACGGCCGCGGCGAACTACGTGACCATCCTGGCGCAAGTCATCACGTCCGGCACCACGTTGGTCGCCGATTCCGCGAACAAGACTGTCCAGTCGCTCAACGGGAAGTCGTCCTACACGGGCCGCGCCCAGATCGCGATTGCGTCTACCGCTGTCGGCGCGCTCACGGATAAGTGGATGCCCCTGGCGGGCGCTGGCAACAGCCAACCGACCAGCACGAGCATCGCGGCCCTGGTGGAAGCGAACGTGTACGGGAAGTACGTCATCCCGCCGGGCGCTACGTTCGCCCTCAACGCACAGGAAGCAGTGTCGGGCGGGACGATGATTCTTGGTGTCGAGTGGCACGAAGTTCAATTGCCGATCGGGTAAGGGGTGAGACATGGCAGACCTGACGATTACGGCAACGAGCGTCGTGAAAAGCACGGGCGCGCAGGTTCTCAACGGGCACGTGTTCGGCGAGACGGTGACCGCCGGCCAG